CCTTCTTGTAATTTGTGTGCTGCTGAAGTAATAACAGCAGGGTCAGCATTTGTAATTGTAGCAGTAACAGGTCCAGCAGTTCTAGTAAATGGTGTAGTTTCATCTAAAATAAATGATGCTGAAGAACCGTTTTTGTTAAAGACAAAATCTCTAACATAGTTTACTCTGAATACTGTATCATCAACAATAAACGAACAAGGTAGTTGTGGTATTCTGTCTAGTCCTGTTACTTCAATTCTTGTAGTTGTTGTCGATGAAGCGTGTCTAAATTGTAAGTTACCAGCAAAGCCGTCAACAAACATACCACCTGCAAAAGTTTGCTTGTTTATTGATTTTGAGAATGATGCTGATTCTTGACAGTATGGTGACTTAGCAAGGATTTGTCCTTCTGGATCAAGTACCATCATAAAGCCGCCATGTCCTTGACCTGTAACAGCTCTAATAATGTTAGCGTCATTCATTAAGAATACGTCTAACTTGTCGTTCTCTTCTGGATAGTTAACACTACCTGAACCGTCCATTACATCTTCAATAGCATCAAATAGTTCAGCAACAACACCTTGTGTTCCTGTTTCTGCTATAAACGATGTATCAATAATCTGTACTGCTGTAGTTACTGTTCCTGGTAATGGTAAGTTTTGTATAACATAATCAATCGCTGTCTGCGCTCTTTCAAGACCTGCAATTGTTTGTGAAAGCTGTGTAGTAATTGCAAGTCTTCCACTTGCACTTTGATAATATTTTAAACCTGCGGAAATAGTTCTATTGTATCCGCCATACTTCAGGTCGAATATCATAGCATCAATAACTAATCCTACGTCACGTTTACATAGTACTTTGTTATATGTAAATGACTGAGTAAATGGTGCAGTGTTTGAAGCAATTTGTGTATCGATCCATTCAACAACTTCGCTTTGAATGAATGATTTGTTAAGTTTGATAAGTGCTGCTGCTTTTCTATAAGCACCTTTGTTATCAACTTTAGGATAAACTGGTTGTGTTGTATCTGATAGGTAATGATGACCGTACAATTGTGTAGCAGTTGTCAGTCCATCAATATTTGTATCTCTTCTAAACTTTTGGAACGCCCAAGGTGAACTTGATGTACCTTGTCTTGGTTTAATAAGAACACGTCTAAATTCATCACCAATGATTGCAACGTTCTGCGGTACCTTAAGTGGATAGTTTTCTTGGTAAATTCCACTTTCAACAAGGACTGCAATTTGAATTTGGTTAGTAATATCACCGTATGAAATAGGCTCGTCAATTAAGAACGTTCCGTACTTGATATCTACATCAAAAATCTCATTACCTAAACTATCTAATGCACCTTCGTGTGCAAGAATCTGTGCAAGTGCTCCAGATGTTTCACCTCGTAAATATAAACCTTCTCTAAGATCTCTTGTTCTAAATGCTACTGGAGTATCAGTTAAAACGTCACCTGTAAAGTCTGTACGATAACCATCTGTTTTTAGCAAGAACCTTGGTAGGTCAACATTAACTGTTGGAATTGCTGTAAATCCTGAACCAGAATCTGCAATATCAATACTAGTAATAGTTCCGCTTGTAATAACTGCTGTACCAAATGAACCAGTTGATCCAGTGCCGCCTGTAACACGTACAGATACTAAACTGTAGCCTGATCCACCATTAGTAATATCAATTCCGTTTACTTTATATGTTACATCAAATGTAGCACCTATACCAAAAGTTGAGTCAGAAGTTGTAACAACTCCGCTTGTTCCAGGTAATACTGTGTAATCACCTTGTGCTAAAAGTTTAAATGTTGTAATAGCACCTGGTGTTGTTGCTGTTGATAATACTTCAATAGTTGCACTTGATCCTGTACCACCTTGCAGTGTAATAATATCTCCTGCTTGATAGTTAGCACCTGGTGCGTTCATAGTAATAGTGTCAACACTCATTCTTGCAGTACCAGCAAAGCCTATACCTGAACTTGGTGATGATCCAATTTCTGAAAGTGTTACAGTACCTGAACCGTTATTAAATGTAAGTTGCTTCTTATAAGGTCCAATGTCGTCTAGTGATTCTAATACTAGTTCTTCAGCACGTTTTAGTGCTGCTTCAATTGTTCTATAAGCATAAGCAAGAGCTCTACCTTGTAGTTCTTCACTAACACCTACTCTTTCGTCTTGACCTGATGTAGCAACATATAAGTTTACCTTACTACCGAATGATGCGTTATCAACATATTGTTTTGTTGCAGCAATCAAGCCGTCATATAATTCGTCATCTGCAGGTTCTGGGCTTCTGCTTAAAATTAATGGACCAGTCATTGTACCAAATGCTACATTTGGGTTACCTGTTGACGGATCAATAGCACCAATACCCGCTCTTGAAATCTTTGTATCTACATATTCTTTGTTTGCTGCTTCATCATCTGAAACAGGAGTAGCCATATCTTTAATACGATATGTATTACCACCTGATGCAACTGATAAGTTACCACCTAGTTGTGGACTAGGGTCTCCTGAGATTTCACTAAACTCAGTAGCAACAATAATTTGGTTTGAATTAGAAGTATCATCGATTGTGATACCTAAACCTGCTGTAATTTGTTTAAATTGTAACCCGTCTGTTGTTGGGTTAACAGCTAGAACAGCGCCTTCTTGACCTAAAAATGTAGTAGGTGTATCGTCAAGGGCAATAAAAGTAAGTTTTTCGCCAAGTCCTAGTGAACTATATAATTCTTTAAAGTTGTCGTTTACCTTGCGAAACGAATCTCTAATACTATCGCCGGTACCGTCGTTACCTATTGCTCCAATATCTACAATCTTACGTGCCATCTACTAACTCCAAGTATCCTTTTAATTCTAATGTATTTAGCCAATAATTTTATAAGCCTAATGTAAAATAGTAAATACAAGTATGTTCATTAAGACTGAAAAAGTTCATACTTGTTACACTAGGCAAAGTAAACTTGGTAAAACACACGAATATATCCGTGAAAAAACCGTTGTTCATCTACAGTGTGATAACTGTGATACTGTATTTACCAGGGATTTAAAAAAGATGAACTCAAGCCGGTTGAATAACAATTACTTCCACGTTTGTAATGACTGTGACTCTAAACGTTTTGCACAGCGTAAAGGAGTAGAACAGAAGAAAGTCTGGGATATGCCAGCTAACGCAGACTTACCTTTATCTAAATACTAAACTGCTCGTCGAGCAAGTTCTTTTTTTACTTTTACTATAAGTTTAGGCTTTGCATTACTGCTATCTATATAGTCTACAAGCTCTTGCGTAGCCGTAGATTTCATATAGAAGTGTTGAGTTTCAGTTTTGCCTGTTGTTTTGTTTCTAATTTTTTGTGATGGTTTAAATTTTACAGGCATTATTCAGGCCCTCCGTTATGCATACGTTTTGCTTTCTTTTCATCCCAGTCCTGTAAGGCTCTTTTTATAGAATCCTCTGCTAGAACTGAACAGTGTAATTTAATAGGTGGAAGGTCAAGTGCTTTTGCTATGTCTTTATCCTTTATTTCTAGTGCTTGGGCCATTGTAAGTCCTTTAAGCATTTCAACAAACATAGTTGAACTTGCTATTGCACTACCACAACCGTATGTTTTGAATTTCACATCTTCAATAACATCAGTATCTGGATTTACTTTAAGATCAAGTTTCATAACATCACCACATGCTGGTGCACCGGTCATGCCTGTTGCCACGTTTGGGTCTTTAGGATCAAAGCGACCAACACCGTGAGCATTAGGGTTTGCAAGAACAGATTCGAATCTGTCTACTACTTCTTTTGAATATGCCATAATGTAATGTGATTTTTCGTTTATTATACAACAACTTAGTGAAGTTGTCAACCAATTGTATTTAGCCATGATTTTTATCTCTTTTATATTTTATGACAGCCCTAAGTGTATAAATACAGTATGACCATAAAATTATACAGAGAAATAGTCATTGAAGCAGATACAGCTCGTGAAAACTTAGTGCAAGAAAAATTGCCCTATGAAAAGAATGAGCTGGAAGTAATGAGCAGCGACACACTTGATTATCATTATGGCAAACTTGCGTCAGCGTATGTTAAAAGATACAACGACAAAGACGGCGATGATGATTTCAATTATGGAGGCGCAAAGTTACATAATTTGTTTTTCCCTCAGTTACAACCTGTTTCTGTTGGTAATAAACCTACAGGGATATCTAAAGAACTTATTGATAGCAATTTTGGTTCTTTTGAAAACTTTAAAGAAGAGTTTTCAAAGGTGGCCATGGGCATTCAAGGTTCAGGTTGGTTGTATCTTGATACCAAAGGACGAATCAAAACAATTAAAAATCACAGTTACAAGCGTGGTATGAAAATTGCATTGTTAGTTGATTGGTGGGAACATGCATGGGCTTTAGATTATCAAGCAGATAAATCAAAGTACCTTGCAAATATTTGGAAGATTATAAATTGGTCAGTAATCAATGACCGCATACAAGGAGAATAATATGAATCCTATTAATTGGGTAAAAGACAGACTAGAAGAAAGAACATCATGGGACGGTGCAGTTCTAATTGGTGTTGGAGTAGTTGTTTTAATCGCAGGACCTTTTGCGAAATTAGCAGCCTATGCAGCCATCGGGTATGGTATTTGGACACTATGGAAAAAGCAGGACTAGTTAAACTAACTCAATCAGCGGTCGATCATATGACCAAGCTGATAGATGAACAAGGTAAACCCATCGTCAGACTCAGTGTCAAAGGCGGTGGGTGTGCCGGTTTCGGTTATGAGTGGGCCATGACTGAAGAATTAGAAGAAAAAGATGAAATAATTGACCTACCAAACGGCCAATTCGCTATAGATCAATTTAGTATAATGTATGTTGCAGGTACTGAGATTGATTTTATTAAGGAAGTATTTGGTTCTCAACTTGTAATTAAAAACCCTAACGCAACATCAAGCTGCGGTTGCGGCGAGAGCTTCTCGGCTTAAATCATATTCGTATAAAGCCTTACTAGCAAGATTCTTTGCCTTGCTTTCACACATAATATCTGCCGAGTCACGGAAGGACAAAGCCCAGTCATTAACTGTATTGTTAGGATAGTAATCACTGTGGGCTCTAAGTTTTTGCTTTTTGTAGCCTGCCTCTAGTAACTGTTCCATATTAGGCATTGTGTCGTGTGCAAAGTCTTGCGGTAACCATTCGTCTCGACTGTATGAATAATGTATCACAGGTCGTACACCACGCCACGAATCTATCATGCGTAGATATCTATCGTCGGTGGGACGTATATATTCGCCTGTACGGACCCAGTGATGGTGTATGTCCAATACCAATGCGCATGTGTCAACAAGTTCGAGGCTTGCGTCGATGCCCCATGACATCTCATCGTTCTCGATCGTAATGCAATTTCTCGCTTCTGGAGAAAGTCTCTTGTCAACTGCGTGTTTGATACCGGCTGGACCTTGGCGACCGGATATGTGGACATTGCACTTGAAGTCCTGGAAGGACTTCCCGTATCCCATCCACCTGATGACATCGGTGTGATATTCAAATTCTTCTATGCTCCTCTCTACAATCTCGGGGTTGTCGCTCGCAAGTACAGTAAATTGGCCTGGGTGCATCGATAGTCGGACATCGAGGGCTCTTGCTCTCTCACCGATCGGTGCAAAGTGTGTTTCGCAGTATTTGCGGACATCCGGCTTACGCCAAAAATAGCCCCAAGTAGGCTCAGTATAAACAGGAAGTACATCACTACCCAGTCGTACCATTCGCAATTCATCGGGCAAACTCCCTACGTACTCTATCAGATTAGCGTAGCTCTGTATGTTGTGAACCATAATGTCCCACAAGCGTTGTTCGGCATCACCACGTGTCTGCCTGTTGAGCCACTGCACTGTTGTACTGCGTGTATTTAGTGGTCGTTGAATTTCTTCTAGCAGTTTTTTCTTCTGCGTTTGATCGTGCCACATGTATTTGCAGGCAAAGCCTATTCTCTTATTCATACTTATAGTATACTATCTTCTAAGTTGTAAGTCAATCGAGGATCTCTCAATATTCTAAATGTTTCTTTCCAATCGTTAACATGATAAATCTTTGAACGTTTGAAGTTTTGTTTTAGTGCTTCTGCAATAGGAAAGTCATTTCCTGCAGGATCACAACGATCACCAAAGAACAATATACTATCGTCTTTATCAAAGTCTGAAAGTATTTGACTTTTGTCTGACCCATGAGGTGCAATGTCTAAACCTGTTTCTCCGCCTACTGTTGCTTTCATATAAGGGAATTCTTTGTTGAATAAGTCAGCAATTATGTTACGCTCGTTATGTTTGGTATCATACTTTGCATATAACTTACGTTCGCCCATTGTAGCATTGCGACCTACAACACTGAAGTTAATCATGCCAGGACGTTCTTCAATGTGTAGTCCTGTTCTAAGTGGGAATTCACTTTCTTCTAGTTTATCTAATAAGAAAGTTTTTGCTGAATGAGGAAGTTTCCAATCGCTTCGCCTAACGTTTTTAGATGATTCATATACGTCAGCACCACTACAATTATAAGCACGTCTAGCCAAGCCGTAAATAACATTACCTACTTGTTCAACAGTTTTGTCTTTGTCACTGCCTGTAACAAGGTAAACTTTGTTTTCTGTGCAAAAGTCAAAGAAGAATTTTGAGAACTCTTCGTCCATCTTTTGACGACTTGGCGTCAATGTACCGTCTACATCAAATATAAACTTTAGCAATGATTATTCCTCCAACGGAATGTCAGTATAAAATCGGTTATACTGTTCCCAGAACATGTATTCGTCATACACTTGAGAACCATAAACAATTGCTAACTCTAGCAAAACAATTATGGCTAGTACTTTTAGTATTACGTTAAGCATATTTTCCTTTCTCTAAATTTTAGCATTAGGATTTTTTTTACGAAAACGATCAAACAGTTGTTTAATACGTTTTACCTTTGCAACAACATTGTCTGTGTTTGCAAACTTATGATGATTAGCATATGTAAATGCATCTTCAATATCTTTTTCGAGATCACCTGCTTCGTCAATAATAATCTCATGATCGTGTAGCATACTTCTACTAATAGGTACAAACTGTGCAAGTGGAGTACCTGCTTTAACTAATGTTTTACCTTCTAGTATATGCCAAAATAATTGAATTGGAATGGCATGCATGTACATAGGATCAACTATGCCATATGCAGCCGTAAATCTTGTTTCGTTGTTATAGGACACTGGCATTTGTAACAGCAACATATCTTCACTTGCTTTTACACGCCAAGGTGTTTCAACTTTAACTGCTGAATTTAAGTAAGGCTTGTTTGTGTTATCAGTGTCATGAGGAATAAGTGGCTCAGTTTGCCAAGGTGCATGCCAGTTGATATAATATTCCCAACCTTTTATATTGTAATTTCCTGTGCTAGGTTTTACAAACTGAAAAGGAACTTCCCAACCAATGCCACCGTCTACATTAGGACCTGTAGCAATTGTAAAATCTGCAGGAGCTCTCATAATATATCCTGACTTCATAAGCGGCTTAATGCCAGGACAGTTTTTAGAAAGTTGATTGCCGCTTTCAGGTCTTACTCTACGTGTTCCAACATCGTTGAAATCACGTTCTGCCTTACCAGCAGGCTCAATAGGATACAATTCTGCTACATTAGGATCTAATGAGTAGAAACGTAACCAAGATTTTTTCTTTCTAAAACTAAACATACTTACAGTATACAGTCATTATTTCCAGTTGTCAATGATTAACTTATCTTTTACTTGTCCAGGATTTGGATCACCATGAAAAACCATAATAGAATTTTCTTTTGGAGGAACTACGTCATCTCTAACAGTTTTAAACTGTCTTTGTCCGTCTTTCATATGAAGCTCACTCTTATCTCGTATTTCCCATTTATAACTCATAACCCATTCTTCAGGCCAAAACTTAAGAACTTCTCTGCAATTTTGCCAAATCCAATCTTGATCACCATGAAGTCTTTGTGCTTGTGCTGGATTAGCCATAAAGTTTTGGTAAACATGAGATTGTGTTCTAGCATTCCAAGCCATAACAGAACTGTTTAGATACTTGTAGTTTGGATGGAACTTTCTATTAAAATCTCTAATGCCCATAAAGTCATCTAACCAAACATTGCACAGTTTATCAATATTGTTATGAATAACAACATCTAAATCCATATATAATATTCTACCTTCTAAAGGAAGACTAGGATCAAACATATGAACTTTGTGCCACCAACCTCTTTGGTAACCTTTATTAGGTATAACAATATTGTTTACACCCTCTAGTGGCTTAGGATCATCTGTTAAACAGTTAAAACGATATGGCACAGTAATATGTCTTGCAACCATATCACGTAACTTTATAACATATTCATTTCCGTATTTGTTGCCAAAGCGTACACAAAGAATTTGTGTAACAGGACCATGCTGATTGTTCTCTCTAAGAGCTTGACTCTTACGAAGTTCTTTTTCTAAACGCCTAGCTCTCTTTTGTGCTTTACGTTCTTCTTTTGTGAAGTTGTGATTTTCTAATGCCATTCATTGCTACTCGGCATGACGAACTATGCTGTCAACGACAGATTCAAAGTCATGTAAATGAAGTGCATTTGGACCATCGCTTGGTGCGTTATCTGGATCAGTATGTACTTCTAAAAAGAAATTTCTAATACCCAAAGCACTACCTGCCCTACATAAGCCAGGAACGTAATCCCTATTGCCGCCGCTACTACTTCCATTACCACCTGGTTTCTGTACTGCGTGGGTGGCGTCAAGCACAATAGGAGTGCTGTAATTATTAAGCATATAGTCCAAGCCGGTAAAGTCAACAACAAGTGTATTGTATCCAAAACTTGTTCCCCTTTCTGTTATCCATACTTCTTTGGCACCTTCTGTTTTTGTTAAAATGCTTTCAACATCCCAGGGTGCAAGGAACTGACCTTTCTTAATATTAACAATCTTATCTGTAGCACAAGCAGCCTTTACTAAATCTGTTTGTCTACATAAGAACGCAGGAATTTGTAATGCATCAACTACATCATTATATGCTTCAGTAATGTAATCAATTTGTTCTACAGTGTGTACATCAGTAATTGTGTTTACACCGAACTGTTCTTTAATTGCTTCAAAGTCAGTAAGTGTTGCATCCATACCAACACCACGTATTCCTTTGATGCTAGATCTATTTGCTTTATCAAAACTGGCTTTGAAATAATATTCAATGCCGTGTTTGTCGCAAACACGTTTACACTCTTTTGCAATCATTGCACTGTCAGTCAGTGTTTCATGCTGACATGGTCCTGCGATTATTCTCATAATTTACTATCCTTCGTAGATTGCTGAATTGGCACCATGCTCTGAACATTCAACACTTACACAATAACAACGATGATTTGTTTTTTCTCTAATTAAATCGTTCGCAAAGTTAAATGCATGTTCCGCAAATTTTTCTGCACCAACACCATCGAATTGTCTAATCTCTGCAAGTCCTAATGTTTCTAAACGTAGCAGTTCATCTTTCATTGGATCTATTTTATCAATACAAGTTTTGTGATCAAAACTATCTTCAAGCCAAGCCTTCAGCGGTTTAAGTCCACCAAAGTCAACTGCCCAATTTTTATTATCTAGATCATTACATCCAAAAGTAAATTTAAATGCTAAACTATAACCGTGTAGCAAATGACAATGTGAATGATCTGCGTTCGGCTGCCTAAACACCGCACTAAGGCCAATGTTATGACCATAAGTTTTTGTACTAAAGTATTTTCCCATATTTTTATCTCCTATATATGAGCGGCAGAATTAGAAGGGTTGACGCTAAGACCTTGTTAAACATATTAGTAATTATACACTAATTAGATTGTTTGTCAAGATATTGATTTATAAAATTGTTCAAAATGAACATTAGGCTTTTGCCAAATAGGCGGGAAGTCCCATTCATGCATATTTTTTATTGTAAATTTTTTGTGAGGATGATTTTTAAACACTTCGCCAATTTGTATTTTCCAGAAACTAGGATCAATTGGATGTGTGTCAGCATCAGCATAGTTGTTTGTACCTTTATACAAATTATTAACTTTATGATTGTTGCCGTAAAGATCAAACCCTAGCAGTGTAATATTATCTGATTCAAGAGTTGCTGCAAGTAAAACAGCATACGGACCACTTCCCCAATTGATTGGTTGATTGTGTTTTTGTTCGTCTTTAGGTGTTATGTAAGGAACAGAATTTATTCTTTTATCTTTTCGGATTTTACGAAAGTATTGATAGTTTTCACCTCGAACATATATCTTAGTGTTCTTTGTGTTCTCTCCATCGACTGCTTCAAGTACCATGCGCCTATCGCAACACACAAGATGATCAACAGCCATATCTCTATGTACTGCGTTGCAGCCTACTATTTCGTAATTTGGGTAAATGCGGGCGATATCTAGCCCTTTGCGACTTTCTCCGTTACCTAAAACTAAAGTCCCGGACACTCCGTGTTACCTGATTTCTCCAAACGGTGCCCATATGCCAGGGTTACCTGCTTGGATACAAACCCAACCAATGTATGACTTCTGTCTTGCTCTTGAGTTCCAGCAAATATCACCTTGATTGAAGTTACCACCTTGTGGTGCTTCAACGCCATTGATATGAAGTGCATTGTTGAATTTAATTGCGCCCCTAACATGCAAGTCAACTGTGCTGTCTGGGTTGGAAACTCCTACTGCTAGTTTGCCTCCAACAAAGCCGTCTTTAGCAATGCGTACATCACCACCAGCTTCTACAGTTATTCTAACTTGATTGTCTGTTTTTACGTCTAATTGATGACTACCAAATGTGCCAACAAATCCTTTTGTTGACTCATCTGTACCCATAATAATTTCTACACCATCTTCTGCTATACCTACAGCAGCATTTGGTTGTTCAGTACCAATACCTAATCTATCTGTACCTGAGTCAAAGTAAATGTATTGATTGATTGAAATATCGCCGTCTACTACTAAGCCTCTTAATCTACCAACTGATTTTAAATTACTGTTTACTACACTAGTTCCTAGTGTGTCTAGTGATAGTACTTCTAAATTGTTTACTTTAATTGCTTTATTTTTTGCAAGGTCAATATTCTCTGTTGAAAAGATACTCTTTGTATCTTCCATATAAGATAATTGTTTAGTGTAGTCTTTACCCGCCCAGAAAAGACCTTTACCGTTGATATCGGTAGTGAATTTAATTGACTGATTTGATGCCCATCCACCGTCTGATGTTAAAGCTGATTCTAGCTCAGTTAGGGCTTGATTAAGTCTCGTATTGTCCATATTAGTATTTATCCTTTATACAGAAAAGCCGGTTTATTGTACTTTCAGCAAGATTATATCATTATTTATCCGACCGTTGAGCTTTATGTCCACTGCTTTAATGTCATCTAGGAATGATCTCAACTTGACTTTACCACTATCTTTGAACTGTTTTAGTTGTTCTTCTGGTTTACGTAGTGTCTTCTGTATACTTTCAGATTCTTTAAATCCTGTAATAGTTGTACCTTTTACACTAAGTCCACTGCCCTCACGCTGTAGTCCTTGTGGGTCTTGTATTTCTGCTATGTATTTCCCTATCTTACGTGTTTTACAGTTAAACACCCATAGCTCATTGCACTTGATAATATCCTCTGGATTAATACTAGCAAGTTGATATTTGTCATCTGATTTTTTGTACTTCAGTTTTGCTACCAGTTTGTCTGCACTGTACACTTTACGTTTACGTGGTTTACGTTTTGCTTTACTTGAATCAATAACAACCTGACAACCACCATATATTCTTTCTAGTGCTGTTAGTAAGTTCTTAAGTTCTTTTTTGTTCGAGAACTCATATGCTTCTTGTAATTGTTTTGCATAGTCAATTTCAAGTTCAGTTGCAGTTTTCTTTAACTTGGGTGGATTAAGTACTTCTCGTATTTCTTTAAGTTCAGGCTCATACAGATTCATAATTTTACGAGCGTGTGCTTGTGTTATTTTCATTTGAGCAAAATGTTTTGCAAAGTCAAATCCTTTAGGATCAAATTTTACTGTTTTATCTTGCTGACTTTCAGTCCAACCATCAAGCCATACATCAACTTTTTCACAAGCAGCAATTGCCTGCATCTCAATACGCTCTTGTATAGAAATTACTCTTTTCTCTGGTTGTTTCTTTTCTTTTTCTTCTTTCTCTTGCTTAACGTCTTTGCCTGCTTGGATTGCTATTTCAATTCTTTTTTCAAGAAACTCCATAGATGATTTTAATTGGCCCATTGTTCCAGGAAGTGATTCCCAATGATCTGCTTCTTTTTGTGAAAACCTTGGAGCACCTTTTGTATCCATACGTGCAACAATTCCAGCAGTAACACTAATAGCATGTTTAGGAGCGGCTTTGATCCATTTGATTTGATCGCTAGTATACTTGCCTTCTTTTTCCATCCAGGCATATACGTTAGTATACAAGTCCTCTGGTTTAAAGTTTGCGTAATACCATTCGTGTGTTGCTCGACGATGCCTATGAATTTGCTCGCCATTCATTTCTTCCCAACCGTCCCAATTAGGTTCCGTGAGCTTTGCGCCACGCTGAATGCGAGGTGCTGCTCTTGGCTTTTTCTTCTTGGTACTCTTAGGCAATGCCATCTGATGCTCCTATGATAAAAATATTACTATATGATGATATATATCATTTGTCAAGAAAAATCTGCCCTAAACGAAATTGTCATGTTAGATTTTTCGCAATAGGAAATATTTCTGAGATGACTTTAGCACACGCTATAGCAATGTCCATATGCTCTTTTTGTGTTCCGTTTGCACCTCTAAGTTGAATATAATGTACCCAACTTCTAATTGTTCCATTCATGTATAGGCGTGTTTTGGTTAGACCTTCTGGTAACACTACACGGGCTTGTTCTTTTGCAATACCGTTGTCAATTGCCCATTCGTAAACTTCCTTGGCTTTGTCAATGACACTTTGTTGTTTCATTTGCCATTCGTAGTGTAAGTCACTTTCAGTATCGATCTCAATACTGTTTTGTCTGTTCTTTGTATCCTGTAAACGTGCTTCACGTGTTACAAACTGATTACCCATCTCTGCAGGATCAGCGTAACGTTGACTAAACTCTTGGAAAGCAAAACTACGATGTCGCACAATTTGATGTGCAATATCTCTAGTTGTGTTGATTTCTAGTACAGCATTAACCATTTCTAAAGGTGACCAATGTTGATGTTTAATTAGATATTTGATTAAGCGTTCGCTTGTTTCTGTATTAATTTGTGCTTGTGGATTTGATACCTTTGCACAAAATGCAATTAGTTCTTGTAGGTCTGTTAACCCTTCGTTTTCAAATTCTTCTGTTGCTCGACTATACGATACTAGTTTTACTTCTGTCAACTGTTTATTTCCTTATGTAAAATACTGTAGGGCTACACCACGTAGCCCTACCAGTGGGTGGGTTACTGTGATACTGCTGCGTTTTTTCTAGCGTTTTTAGTATCAGTGATTTCTTTTCTACGTTCTTTTGCGGCTTTAGTCATTTCTTGTAATGCTTTACGGGCTCTGGTTCCTGCTGCTCCATTGCCGTTTTCAAATTTTTCGTTTTCTTCCAAAAACGTCTCAAATGCTGATTTTAGTGATTCTACGTGTGTACTCATAATTTATTTTTCCTTTTAATCTGTGCCGAGAGTCTTCTCAACAGTCATAGTATATAAGCCTAGACTGCAAAAGTCAACTATTAAAGTGGTTAAATACGTACATAATGAATGATTTTACTCTTATTCCGTTCCACAACATTGTTAAGTTCGGACAAACTACAATGCTAAAACAGCCACTATTCAACGTTAGTTGGATACTTGGTCGCTTTTGTAATTACAGTTGTAGTTACTGTTGGCCGTATGCAAATTCAAATGTTCCGGATCATCAAGACTTTGAAGTGTATACAAATGCAATAGATGAAATTAAAAGACAAGCGAGAGAAAACGGATTTACTGAGTTTCATTTTAGTTTCAGTGGAGGAGAACCAACAGCATATAAAAAGTTTGGTGACCTAGTTGAATACTATGCAAATGACGATGAGGCTAAGTATCAAAGCATACACCTTACAACTAATTTAAGTCCAGGTGAGAAATGGTGGGCAAGATTTATAGACAACACCAGTCACTTAACACGTCGCAGCATCACTGCAAGTTATCACGCAGAATTTGCAAACGAAAAAGACTTTGGTGATAGATGTTTGCAACTCATGGAGGGAGGAGTATTTGTTACAATTAATCAAGTTATGGTTCCTGAACACTTTGAAGAATACTATGAGCGTTGTAGTAGATTCGCAGACAAAGGAATTAACGTCACTCTTAAACCGCAGTCCGACCCTACCGCGTCTAGAATAGTTGATGGTTATACAGATGAGCAAATTGATAAGTTACAAACAGGCTTTCCACAAAATTGGAAAGGCGAACAAGTCATGCAAATGTATTTGGAAGATGCCAAAGGAAACCATTACGGATTGGATCAAGCAGAAAGAATGAATGCATTTAACTTCAACAAGTTTAAAAATTGGCATTGCAATGCAGGGTATCAAAGCTGCATTATAAGGGGTGATGAAGTTAAGAGAGCATATAGTTGCAGCGATATCCCTTTAGGAACGCTACAGGGCGGTTTTACGCTGTTTAAGACACCATCTAAATGCATTACTAGCTCTTGTGTAAGCAGTGCAGACAGCAAGATACCAAAGGTACTACATGAAAGTTGAAATAGAAGATATAAAATTTTGGATGGATGCAGTTCGCAATAGCGAAGATAGAGATCGTACACTTGAAAGTTTTTGGGGTGGACAATTAAAATCTAAAGAATGGTTAGTCGAAACATTACAAAGAAATCATCATGTGTCCAATATTAGTTGTGTCATATTCGGAGGATGGAACGGAGTATTAGCAAATTTATTGTTTAACAGCACAATAGGTTTCAAGCATATCACAAGTGTTGATATTGATCCTAAGTGTGCAGAGACAGCAACCACAATTAATAAACGTCAAGAAATGGAAGGGCGATTCACAGCAGTTACCGCTGACATGTGTGAGTATGAATATACCAATCAACCTTACATGGTTATTAATACAAGTTGCGAACATCTTACACAGCAACAATATAACAAGTGGGCAAAACGTGTGCCAAAGAGTTCAGAAGTAATTTTACAATCTAATAACTACTTTGAACTAGAAGAACATTTAAATTGTTCAAGAGACCTTGATAGTTTTAAAAAGAAATCTAAATTAAACACTGTGCTAGTTAAAGATCAATTAGAATTACCCAAATATACACGTTACATGCTTATAGGAAGATTTTAATGTTTGACTTTTCAGATCTTAAAACAATACATATTGAGCTGACAACAAATTGCCAAGCCAAGTGTCCTATGTGTTCACGTAATATACACAGTGGTATTGAAAACCCATTACTAAAAATTGTTGGTTGGACATTAGAAGATTTCAAAACTATTATAAACAAAGAAGTATTAGAAACAGTAGACCGTATATACTTTTGCGGAAACTTTGGCGACCCTTTACTTAATGACAACCTTGTTGAAATGTGTAAGTACGCAAAAGAAACAAGTCCTAAAACTGCAATAGGAATTCACACAAACGGTAGTTTAAGAAATGCAAAATGGTGGACAGAACTAGCACAGTCTTTACCACAAGATCATTGTGTGTACTTTGCACTTGACGGTTTAGAAGACACTCACAAATTATATAGAGTTGGCACTGACTGGAATAAGATTATTGAAAATGCAAAAACATTTATTGAAGCAGGTGGTCGTGCTAACTGGACTTATATCAAATTTAAACACAACGAGCACCAAGTAGAAGAATGTAGAAAGATTGCAAAGGAAGTAGGCTTTCAAGATTTCACAGTTAAGAACACATCAAGATTTTTAGTTGAACCTAAGTATGATGTGTGGGACAAAAATAGAATACCTATATACAGTTTAGAAGCACCATCTGATACTGAAACACATTTTTTACCTAAAGAAGTAATTGATGATTATAAGTCAGTGTTAGATGAAGCAGAGATAGACTG